TATTAATTCCCTTTTGACCAGGTCCAAATCGTTTAAGTATAGACGCCAAATGATATGGTGGGTCAGTAATACAAGAATCAAATAGATTATCGTCTAATGTTTTTAAATGTTTTAAACTTTCTTCGTTAACTAGCACTTGCCAAACCTTTATATTCATTAAGTATTTTCATTAAATCTATACCTCCAAGTTTATTTACATACTCAAAAGCCTTATCTTCTGTATATGATTCTCCAAACTTATTATAATATTCTATTATTTGTCTTTGTGAATTAGCAGACCTCTTTAATTCTGGTAAATAAAATGTAAGTCTTATAGGTTTATATCCTAATGCAACTAATGTATCTACCTTTCTATATTCTTTTGCTTTATGGTCTCCATCAGTACCAGCGTCTCTCCATTTTATTTCATATGCAATCTTTTTATGATGATTCATTACATCTATTTCAAATTTTTTAGGATGTCCATTATAGTTATCAATATATTCACTTTGACCACCTTCTTTATCTGTAATAATAAACTTAACAATCTTATCAAATAATCTACCTACATTAGCACTTAAAATTCTTGCTTGATTATGATACTTTTCCATCCTTTCAATTTCTTCTTTAGGATAAAACAACTCATAAATTTGATGATGTTTATTATTAAATGTATCCATTTGTACTGCTGTCAATGATGTAATACCTATAATCTTATTATGATATTCTTCTATAACCATTTTAATATTATTTTTAAAATAATCTTTATCTCTACTCACTGGAAACATTCCATCTTTAATAGCTAATGACATACCATATTATTCCTAACTCTTTCAAACATTGTTCTATCTCTGGCCATTGACTATCTGGAAAATCGTGGACCATCATATTGTCACCTTGGTTTTTATATACTACTAATCTCACACCTTTAATTCAAATACATCAAACTCAATGCCTTCTAACTCTTTCGGTTTACCTTTAGGATAAGTCGGCCAAAGTTGGAATTCTTCTCCTGTTGTATCACTTTTACAACCTGCAACTAACCAATCCCATTTAAACTCTCCATCTATAACAAACTCGTTCATCACTTCGTATCTTCCATCAGGTTTTTGTAAGAGTAATTCTTTTTTACACTCTTCCATATTTTTATACCAACCTTCCATTTGGAAAGTTTGTTGTGTTTCAATTGGACTATGACCAATTAAATATGCTAATATTAGTATTTTAAAATCACCCATTATAACTTTCGTACACTTTATTGATTACACTATTTGCTCTAACAAAACTTGCACACTTTGGAATATCTTTCAGCCTTCTGGCACCAATATATGTACAACTTGACCTTACACCACCTAATATATCTTCAACGGTTTCTGATACTGGTCCTCTATCTGGTAACACTACTGACCGTCCTTCGTTACCTCTATAACCATCTTTTCTTTTTCCGTGTATCTCTCTTGCTCTATCGGAACTCATACCGTAAAATTCTCTTTTGCCATCTTTTAATTGTACTTCACTTTCATTATGTCCTGCTAACATACCACCTAACATAACAAAGTGAGCACCTGCTCCAAATGCTTTTGCAATATCTCCTGGCATTGTACAACCACCATCAGCAATTATATGTCCACCAACACCATTGGCAGCGTCAGCACATTCCATAACAGCACTAAATTGTGGTACACCAACACCTGCCATAGTTCTTGTCGTACAAACACTTCCTGGTCCAATGCCAACTTTAACTATGTCTGCACCTTGTATAATTAATTCTTCTGTCATTTCTGCTGTCACCACATTACCTGCAATGATTGTTTTATCTGGAAACTCTTCTCTAACTAAACCAACAAAATCTGAAAAGTTTGTATGATATCCATTTGCAACATCTATTGTAATAAACTTAACATCTGGAAAACTATTCAATACTTCTTTCATTGTATTATAATCTTCAGCGTCATCTGTCCATAACTTGTTAGTACCTGAACATACTGATAGATACTTTAATTTAATACCTCTACCAACTGCTTCTCTCCATTGTTCTATTGTTGTTGTCTTTGTAATCGTGGTCATCATTTTATATTCTTGTAAAACTTTTGCCATACTAAATGTACCAACGCCATCCATATTGGATGCTATTATAGGACAACACTCATAAGTTTCTGTTGAATTTCTAAATGTAAATTGCCTAGTCATTTCAACATCACGCCTACTGGATAATGTTGACCTTTTAGGTTTTAGTAATACATCTTCATAATTTAATTTTAGTTCAGTATCTAATCTCATAATTTTCTCCTAATAGTAAGGTGTTATAAATTTTAACCACATACAAAGTAATATCATATGCCAAATTGTTAAACTGGTTCTTAACGCTACAGCTTCTCCTATTTTAAATGCAACAATTGGTAAAAAGCTAAAAAATAAAATAGTTATATTATCCAAAAAACTCCTCCAGACTTGCTTGTTTTTCAGCGTGCCAACCAATTGCACCTAATATAAATCTCATTGGATCCAAGAAACTCTTTTCAAATTGTAAGTCATAGTTTATGTATTCTTTTAATTCAAACTCTCTAGGAAGACTAGCAATATAAGAACACACATTAAATTTAAATGGGTTAGGTTCTTTTAATAAAATAAACTTAATCTTATCACCTTCTTGTATCAACGGATACTTGTGGTTTAAATTCTTATCGTTTAAATGATAATTGTATATAAGACTACCTTTAATATGAATTGGTGTTCCTTTAATGAATATACTACTTGAACTAAAATACTTTCTTAAATTATTACAACTTCTAGGAAAAGCAATTTGTTCAGGTTCAAATTTTGTAAACTCACTTCTGAATTTTGCAATATAATTATGTAAATCAGTTTCATCTTTATTCATAATTAATCTGATTGCTTCTCTAATTGCAACTCTACATACCTCTGGTGTTGAAGACTTAACTGCTTCAATACCCATAATTTTTAATTTAGGTTCTTCATATCTATAACCTTCTTCATCAAGTACATTTAACATATATCTTTTCTTAGCAGTCCATATACCTTTGTCAGCAATAACTTCTCTTTTCATTACCATCTTTTGTTCAATCGCATTGGTATAATCTGCAAGGTCTTTAAAACAATTCTCAATATATGGTTCAATCTTATTCTCTACAACTTTATTAATAAAGTTTATTGTTTGTTCTTTAGGTTTATCCTTACATACTTTGTTAACTAATTCATCTAATCTTAAATAAATGGAATCTGTATCAGACGCAACAACATAATCTGTCTTTGTTTTTAAAACACTATTCATATATTCATTTACTTTCTTCTCAATATACTGAATAATAAATTGACCAGCAGTAGTAATCGCTGTTGCTTGATTAACATTATAATATCTAAAGTATTGATTACCAATTGCACCATAAGCACTATTCAATGATATTTTCTTTGCCCATTGAATATTATGACATCTACTATTTTCTTTTTGATAGATTGGGTCTTTTGTTTTTTGATACTCTTGTTTTGCTTTAAACGCTAATTTCTTAAATTCTACTCGGTCATTATACATCTTCTCCATTATTTTAGGTAAGAAACCTTGACTATCTATTTTAAACATAGCACCGTTAGGTGTAATAGTACAACCTTTATCTTTTAAATAATTTAATTCTGTTTTTCTTTTTATCATATTATTAATACTAATACCTTCAGGATTAAAACCAACCATTTTTTCAGGACTAATATTATACTGCATTATTAAATGTGGATATAGTGAATTAATATCAAACGAAACTACCCATTTATGTTGACCAACTTGTGGTGACTTAACATAAGCACCAATATACTTCTCATCTTTAATATGTTCAATTCTTGGTGGTATCTGTATGTTCTCTTTTAATAAATGATTATAAATTAATGTATCCCATAGTCTAACTTCTGAAAATACATCTTGGTAATTAATCTTTGCTTCATAAGCCATTGTTAAAACAAGTTCAATCAACTTTAATTTATCTTCAAGTTCATCAACTATTTCAACATCTTTAATATTGTAATCTACAAAACTTTGAAAGTCGTTAGTATACCACTCTCTAAAAGTATCATATGGGTTTGCGTCTTTACCATTACCACCTAGTTCTACTTTTGCAATATAATCAAGTTTATAACTTTCTTGTCTAACTGGAATAAACTTCTTATAAATGTCAAGGTAATCTAACATAGCGATACCTTTAATATCATATGATATTAATGGTTTACCTCTTACGGTTATTTGTTCACTTTCAATTAATCCCCAAGGAGATAATTTATTAATTACTCTATCTCCAACTATCATTTTAATTCTATTACATAGATATGGTAAATCAAAAAACTTTGTATTCCAACCTGTGATAACATCTGGATAATTTTTTGTCCAGAATTTAAAAAATTCCATTAACAAGTGTTTTTCATTTTTACACTCAATATAAGTAACATCTGGTCTCTTTGAAAGATAAGGTTTGGTACCCCAGGTGATGATATTCTTATTGGATTGATTTTTAATAGTAAGACATAAGATTTTCTCAATAGGATTTTCTACATCTGGGAAACCTTTATCAGCAGTTACCTCAATATCTAATGTAAATATCTTTATTAAGTTTTTATCATATTGTATTTCACCTGGGTATTCTTTTGCTATATACTGAAAATGGTATCTTTCATTTCCGTACAATGGGCTACTAGAATTTTGATAATTTCTTTTAAACTCTCTTGCTTTTGATATGCTATTAAATGTGATTGGTTTTAAATTCTGACCTTGTAAAGTTTTATGTTGTGATTGTTTTTGTGAGATTGCAAAAAGAGTTGGACTAAAGTTAACCTTCTCTTTAAATTCTTTTCCATCGTGTACACCTCTAACTAAAAGGTTACCTCTATGTTCAATTACATCTTTATAAAAATTCACTAGATACTCTCCATCGCTCTTAATCTAACAATCAAACCATTATGTTTTTTCTGCAACATAACTTGACACGCCAACCTAGAATACATACGGTCATATTCAGGTTGTACTTCTATTAATTCTGTTTCCATACTATCATATTCGGCAGGTCCAACTCTATTAATATCTTCTTTAATATTAATATGACAAGTACCACACGCACAACAACCACCACAATCAGCTGGTATTTCATCTATTGTGGGATTAGCGAACTTACGAGCCGCTTCCATTATTGTATAACCTGTAGGTACTTTGACTTCTTGTTTGGTGCCGTCTTTTTTAACAAAGTAGATTGTCAAAGTATCCTTCTCTTGGATACTAGTTGACATTATGTAATTAAACCTGGTCCTGTTATAAGTTTACTAATACTTTGTTTATAGCTGGCAAGCAAATCTTGTTTTGGTTTCACAACTACTAATATATTCTTATCGTCAAAACTAACTTCATCTGTTTCTGCATAAGGAATATAAGTGAACATACCAAACTTAACTGATTTACCAGGTTCTGGTGTTGCTGTCGGATAAATGACATACGGACTTTTGATGGAAGTCTTTCCATCTTTTTGAATTGTTGCTCCAATAATATCTTCACCTGTTACCAATCTTACTATTTTTACTTCTTCCATAATAACTCCATTATATTATATTTGTTTTTATTTGTCAATAGGTGACAACCTTTTACTTAATACGAAAGTTCTGCTAGGATTTACACTAGCATTAAACTGCCTGATTAAATCTCTATTT